GTTCTGTCTTGGATGCTGTTGGAACGGATGTACCAAGGCGCACTTTGACACAGCGCATGGTTGGCAACTTGCCAATTAGTAACAGTGTCCGATTGCGCTGATCTAATTGGGATGCCGTATCGACTAGGCGCTGACGGCAGCGATGGTCATATTGATTGCATCCACCTTTGCTACAAGGCTTTGGGTTGTATGGGGATTGACCCACCACCGTTTAAGCAGTCTTGGTACGAAGCGAGCAAGTGGGAAGTATCGCGTGATTTGTTGAAATGGGGTTTTCGGATTGAGAAGCCTGAGTATGATGGCGATATTCTGCTGTTACCACAGCAATCCTGGGCATTTGCAGTCACATGGCAGACGGGAATCTTGTACGTCAATCGAATGTCAGAGAAGGTGCAATGGTCTTCGGCCCGTCTGTTTACGACGTACCACTGCTTCCGTACGAAAGAGAATTAATAAAAACAATTGGAATTACAGAGGAAGAGTATCAACTTTTTGCGGCTGAAGTTAGACAGCGCGGTCGATTAAGACCTGCAGAATATGAGCACATTCCAGATATTGGTTGTGAGGCAACCACCATCATTCTTGTCAACCTTGCAATCAGCTTGGTTCTGACCGGCGTTGCATACCTGCTCACACCAAAACCCAAGATGCCTGAGGCATCAAAGCGGTCGCAGCTTGACATTGGAAGCGTCAATGCTGGCAATCGTTTTACTCAAAGCAGAGGTTTTGACAGTCTTAACGAATTAGCGGATTACGGCTCACCCGTTCCAATCATCTTTGGTCTCTACAACGAAGCTTCAAAGGTTGGTGGGATGCTCATCACACCAAGGCTTGTTTGGTCACGAATGTTTAGCCATGGCACGCAACAATCAACCAAACTAATGTTCGTAGTAGGCGAACAAGGTTTTGCTAACGACAAAAGCCCTGAAGGTATTGAGCCGCCAGTCCTTGAAGGAGTTTTTCTTGGTAATAATGCGTTAGACGTTATACATGAAGATTTTTTCGCTTTTTACTGGAAGAAAAATACAACCACTTCCAACACTAGCCGAATAAGAGGTGTCGATTTAGCTTTTGGAACGCAGGGTGGCACAGACACTGGGAATCCCACGCAAAGCAGCGCTGATGATGACGATATGTTTTTATGCCCTAGCAACGTTGCTGATCAAACTACAGATTTTTGCCATGCTTATTCGCCTGCAAATAATTTAAGTTTTGGGATGTATGGTGCAATTCCAAACGGCAACGGTTATCGGATAAATTATGAAACCATTAGTATTCCTGAAGAGACTAAAAGCAACCAAGCTCGCCAGTTAACATTGCGCCGAATAAAAATTGTTGGAGACAAAAATCAAAATATAGACGGTAGCGACGAGAAGCAGATAAAAAAAGCACAGAAGCTGAATCAAGAGGGAGAAGGTCGCCAGTACAGCCCGCGCATGGGTCTTGTGCGTTTAATCAAAAGAAACAATGGCGGTCAAATTACTGTTGACAGCGATTACTCTGGGCAATTAAAAGCTGTTGTTGATGTAAGAGCAAACGATGAGTTAATTTTTGATATTGACCCAAGTTCAATACCTGAAGACAAGTACCAACGCACCAAAAGCAGAGGAGGAGAAAGCGTTGATGATATTAATGCGACTGTTGTTGCAGAACAGATTGCTGCTGACAACTCAATGCAGGTTGGCGAAAGGTTTTCTATTGGCAACACGCTTTGGAAAGTGACCGACAGAAGGCTTGAGCAGTACGACCCTGAAGGTAACCGAAGCCAGATAATTACGCTTCGTTGTATTAATTCAGACGAGTCACGCCAGCAACAAGTTGGTTTAGTCAGCTTTAATCTTGTTGTCAAGCCTGAGACAGACTTTATCAATGATGAAGCTGGTGTCGGTGCTGCTTTTTTCCCTGTTACTCACGTTTCTACGGGTTTAGTAAGAAACAACAGACCTGCTGTTGTAACCGAAATTGGTCTAAAAAGCAGAGTTTTTCAACGTTTAAATGGGATGTGTTCGTTTAATGCTGTTCCTACTCCAAATGAGTTAGAGGACTTTGACAATCAAAACGTTACCGTGCGTTCTGGAACGTACACGGGAACAATTAAAAGGTCTTCTGTGTTTCAGGTGTTTGTCCGGCAAGCCGGTTTAGACGCGAATGGAGATGCGTTTAAGTTCAGTCTGATAGACATTTATTTTGCAGTTACAGGCAGTAAGCCTGTTGATCAATATAACTTTATTCGTTTTACTAACCCACAAGATTTGCCGCCAACAGAGCTTGAGTTTAAATTTATAGGCATCCCAGCGTCTGAGCTAAGAAGCCTTGGAGACGAAACACCTGTTGTCAGGCTTTCTGCTTCTGTTTCTGATGAAAGGGAAGGTTTGCTCCGTTTGCCTGCTGATGTCCCAGGGCTTGGAAGGTTTGTAGTATCTTTTTCTGGAACGAGAACGACAAAGTCGCAGATCAGGCTTAATAAAGAATTTATTCGTAGGCCAGAGACCGTAAGAGAAGTAGGCGGCAGAAGTATTCCTCAAGGAGTTGAGCGTGACATCGTGTTGCCGCAAGACCAAGACGGAAGGATTAAAGTAGCAGTTGCTATTCAAAAAGAAGCAAATATATCCAACAGTGACAATATTATTTCCGGAAAAAACGGGGCATTCTTGCACGAAATTTTTGGCAAATGCGATGATGATCCAATTAACGAAGGTGGCATAAAAACCTTGCAAACGAGGGAAAAATTAACTGCGGGCAATCGTTTATGGATGGCTGTTAAATGGACTGTACAAAAAACAAGACTCCCTGATACTCACTACGCTCACGTAAGCAACGGCATTACTTTTACTTGGGCTTTTGTTAGCTGTGAGGTTGTGGGCAGTTCAGATGGTTACAGGATTGGTAAAACTGTTGAATTTAAACGGGGCTTAGGAGCAACTAGCGGAGCTTCTGGGAATTATCCAACTAATGGTTCTAACCCGTTTGTACCTAACAACCCTGGCGGAACAATGACCTTTTCTGGTCAACGTTACAGGGTTACTGACATTGACGAACAAGAGTTTGCTGTTGGACGGCCACAAGGGTACTATTACGAACTTTTTGGTAGTGCAGCTAATTTAAATATTGGAGAATCAAAAACTATAGTTCGCAACTATCCGAACGGACCAAGGACAATCAAAGTGCGGATGACTGCAACAGTAAAAGAACAGGTCGATCACTTCAGCGGTGAAACAAAAGGCTGGAACCATCCTCAAAGTCCAATCTCTGTAGTTCAAGACTCCGACACGACAGACAACTGGAACGAAGGCGATGTCTACGACGATTTAGTAACTGTTTCAGCCGATAACCCTTATATTACTTCCTATGTGAAAGTTGGCTTTAGGTACGTTATCGGCGATATTGGCAGAACAGACGCGCAAAATATTATCACAGGAGATACATTTTTTGAAGGACAAAGCCAATACGCTGACCTTAGTCTTTACCGAGGTTCAGTACAGAAATCAAACGAATCTGAGCCTGAGCACAGTATTGTTTACGTCAATGAAGTCGTGCCAAATGAACGAGTGCCTTCGTATAACAACTTGACTATTGCTGGCTTGTCACTTAAGGCAAGTCGTAATTTTACAAGTTTAGATCAGATGCGTTGCTGGCTCGGCAGTGGGTTACACGTCAAACGATTGCACCCTGATCGTTCTGTCTACAATTTAGGAAATCTTGACGTTAACGGTAAAATTTCAGGGCCTAGTAATTTGTTTACTGACCTTGTGTTCTACTTGCTGACCAACGAAATGGGTGGTGCAGGAGGGTTGTTAAAAATGAACGAGGACAATGCGTTTCTTTTAAATGAAGATGACTTTAAAGAAACCTCACGCTTCTTACATGCACAAAAGTTGTTTTTCAATGGAGTGCTTGGGAATAAGACCAACCTTCGCCAGTACATTACAGACGTAGCGCCTTACTTCTTGTGCAACTTTGTGATCATGGACGGTAAATTTTCATTAAAGCCTGCTATTCCTTACATGGCAGACAGCGGTCAAATTAATCTTGGGCCGGTGCCAATTGAGCAGCTATTTACGAATGGCAATATTCTTGAGAACAGTTACAAGCTCGAGTATTTAAGAAGCGAAGAGCGCAGACCTTTTAAGGCAGTGGTGCGCTACAGGCAAGAAATTAAAAACAAATTACCTGAAGAAAAAATTGTTGAGGTAAAACTTCCAGGCCAACTAGAAGAGCACGGTCTGTCGTTGCTGCCACAAGAGCAATTTGACTTAACGCAGTTTTGTACTTCACAAGGCCACGCTATTCAGGCCGCAAAATATTTCCTTGGGCTTCGCCAATTAGTAACGCATACGATTAGTTTTTCAACAACGGTGCATGGTTTAAATTTACGAGCAGGGTCTTACATAAAGGTGATTACATCTTCTACCCCCTATTCCAGCGCAAACAACGGAACGATTAGCAGCACTGGAGCGGTAACAAGTGTTCAGCACATGCCCGACGGGCAGTATTTAGTGTCTTTCTTTAATACCGATTCAAACGATGTTGAAGATGCAGTAATGGAGGTAAGCAACAGCATTGTGTCTGACTCGACTTTTCACAACTCAGTCTTTACGATCAGAGACGAGACGGTTTCGCAAAACGTCTACGTTGTAGAGCAGTTGACGTTCTCGCAAGAGGGCACTGTTGATATCGTTGCTTCAGAGCATCCTTGCGATGATGATGGGGTTAGCGAGCTTGCGAAGTTGATCGCAAGTGAAAATTCAGTTATCACGGTCCGTTCCTAATGGCTTTCCCAATCCTCAAGCCTTCAAGCCGTACATACGACCCTGGGACGTATCCGGTTAAGACCTTCAACGCTCAGAACGGAAAAGAGACACGCATCCTGTATGGCAGCGAACGGACTGGGGTCAAGCTCAGTCTGTCTTACGCCAACGTTGGCGATCCAAACGCTGAACTTTTTCTTGACCATTACGACGAAGTGCAAGGGACGTTCCAGACTTTCGACTTACCTAACCAGGCGTTAGGGGGCTGGGACGGAAACGATGATGCGCTCAAGCCGTCAGTCACTGAAATTCCGACTGTGACTTACTTGGTGACGGTCGTGGATAGTGGCGGGAACAAATATCGCTTCAACGGTGGCAGCTCTAATGCAGAAACTCTAGAGCTGACTGAGGGCACGATTTATTTGTTCAGCCAACAGAACGCATCTAATGCAGGCCATCCCTTACGTTTTTCCACTACCAGCAACGGCACCCATAACAGTGGAACGGAATACACAACTGGGGTTACAACGTTTGGAACACCTGGGCAAGCCGGTTCGTACACAAGAATCCAGGTAGCGACTGGAGCCCCGACGTTGTATTACTACTGCTCTGTTCACTCTGGGATGGGAGGTCAAGCAAACACACCTGCCGCGACAACAACTGCCTCAACCTCTGGCAGCCAAGCCAAGTACAGATACGAAGGGCCGCCATCGATTACTCAGGTGCGAACTGGCATTAGCACTGTTACAGTGAATTTGATTGGCGTGATCTGATGTCAAAGGTCTATACCGGCAGAGATGGCGTAATGCAAGTTGACGGGACGACGCTTGCCAAAGTCGTTAACTTTTCCCTGTCATCGAATTTGGAAACGCTCGAGACGACAACGTTGAACGAACACATCCGTGTGTATGTCCCTGGAGTGGTGGGCTACAGCGGCAGCGCGACGTTGTTGTATTACAAGGAAGATAACGGCACTTTCAACACTACAAGCGTTTTAAATAAGCTGTACAAAACTGGTAACGACGGGATTATTAGCAGTGACACCGTTGCATTGACGTTCCGTTGGGTTGATGGAACGGATAACAACGATATTAAATTAAATGCTTACATTACGAGCGCATCTATTGGTGCGGCAACAGGCGATATTGTCAGGGCTGAAATTGCGTTTCAGGGTACTGGTGTTTTGTCTACCGTAACAATTACATGACGGTTTATCTTGGGACGTTTGGTGAAATTGAGTTGAGACGTATTTTCAACGGCAGCACGTTGCAATCGTTGATCGACGTTGCTGATGTAAACGCAACTGAAAAACGATTTAGTTTTGATTTTGAGGAAAACCAGCTTTTATCAGGCGATCAAATTGAGATTACCAGTACAGATGGCAGCGGTCTTGATTTTATTAACGGCTATACAGATTCAAGCGTTAAAAAGTTTATTCATGTTGACGAGCTAGACGGCATAAGGCTTTACAACACTTTTGCTCATGCGGTCAGCGGAGGTAAAACCAATGCAATTGCTCTAGCGACTCCAGGCAATGCAATACCTATTAAAGTGATTGTTGAATCCGCTGCGCCGCGTCTATTAGCTCAAGTAAATAGTTTTGAAATTAATACCGAACGTGAGACAGTCGATACAACAGTATTGTCTGATGAATACAGGACTAGAGTTAATAGTTTAATTTCTGGTTCTGGTCGTATTAGTGCTTTTTGGGAATACACCGGCAACAGCTCGCAAGAGCTGCCAATGTACTTATACGAATTAGCGCATCGCACAAAAGTTGGGAGCAACTTTATTGGGCGTTTTTATATTAAAAAAAGTGGTTACAACCCTGGCGGTGTTGCAGAACGTGGAGACGATGAGATCTGGTGGCGCGTTGAAGGAATTATTACGGCAGCAGCTATCCAGTTTTCGCCTGATAGCACAGTGCAGATTACTGCTGACTTTATAACAACAGGTGAGCTAAGGCTACGGATGAAGACCCAAACTTCAGATGCTGTTTTGCAAGAGGACTCTGGTGAAATACGATTGGATCAAGACAGCGGCGCTAAACTGCTGTTACAGCAGGACATTTAACACGGAGCTAGCCGCCAATGGCTGATCTAAAAATTAGTGAGCTTAATGCTCTAGCTGGCTCCGCTCTAGCAACTGGGGATCTGGTTGCTGTTGTTGACAGCAGTGCCAGTGAGACAAAAAAGCTAACGGTCGGTGATTTAGTCGCCAACGGCGTCACCCTGATCAGTGACGATACAATTCCTGGCGCCAAGATTTTGTTTGCTGCAGGCGGTATTGCCACAGCAGACATTGCTGATGCTGGGATAACTACAGCCAAGGTTGCTGATGACGGGATTACAGCAGCAAAGCTTGCTAACGAATCCACTGTTGACCTAGTCACAACGCTGCCCAGTTCTGGAGCGTTTACAGGTCAGCTTGCATTAGATACTGACGACAGCAATCTGTATTGCTGGAACGGCAGTGCATGGGTAAGCCTTAAAGCGGCAGGTTCAATCAACAGCGTTACTGGCAGTACGGTTGGCATTGTTGATATCACAGCGACGACAAGTGGCAGCAGTGTCACGATTGCTGCGATTCTCAATGACACGTCATCAGCAAACCAATTTCTTGCTGGCCCAACTGGGGCTGGTGGAACGGCTACTTATAGGACGATTGATGGGAGCGATATCCCTGTTGCAACGTCAAGTGCAAAAGGCGGTGTAATTGTCAACAGTGAAGGACTCCGCATGGACTCCAGCACGATTGAAGTTGATAACGACGTAACAGCTAGCTCAACTCACCATGTGGTGACGTACACGGCTAAAGGGTTGATTACTGGTGGTCGTGCTTTGACGGCTAGCGATCTTCCTGCTGCGACCAGCTCAGCCAAGGGTGCTGTTATCCCTGGAACGGGCCTTGCAGTTGATGGCAGCGGCACTTTAAATCACAGCAACACAGCTTCAACTGGCACTTTTACCAAGGTGACGATTGATGGTCAAGGTCATGTCACAACAGGCGCAACGCTTGTCGCAGCGGACATCCCTGATCTATCAGCCGCGAAGCTGACAAGTGGGACAATTGGCAGTGCATTGATTGCATCTGATGCTGTTACAGCAGCAAAACTTGCAGATCAATCTGTTACTAAATTCGGTGGTTCTGGGGCGACAGATAACGTCGTCACGTTTCCGGCTGGCGACTACAAAGGTCAGTTCTTCTTCGATGAGAAAAACGAAGATCTCTACGTCTTTACTGGAGAATCCTTCCTGCCAATCACGGTTATCAGCGGCAACCTTGTTAATGCTGGAACGTATAACGCAAACACAAATTTAGTTGGTTCAGTTACGACTGCGGGTTCTGCTGCTGGCTTTAGTGCTGGTGGTGCGTTGCCGACGCCTGCAACAGGCAACCTCAACTATTACGTGGTCGTCAGTGACTCGGGGACAGGTTCAGGTACTGCGCCTGCAGTGAGTTTGGCCCCACCCGACATGCTCATATCTTTGGGTGCGGGGAGCACGTTCCAATTAATCGATGTCTCGAACGCTATCGCTGGTCAGACTGCAGCCAATATTTCGGTTGTTGCTACTGGCAATATTGCAGCCACAAACGTGCAGGCTGCACTGCAGGAACTTGATGCCGAGAAGTTAGGCGCTGCTAGCCCAACATTCACTGGCACGGTATTACTGGGTCAGAACGCTGTGTTGGCGTTTGAAGGCTCTGCTGATGATCAGTACGAGACCACGATTACGGTTGTCAACGCTACGGCTGATCGCACAATCACATTCCCCAATGTCAGCGGTAACGTTATTACCTCTGGCGATACGGGGACAGTCACCAGCGCAATGATCGCTGATGCCACGATCGTCAATGCTGACGTTAGTGCTACGGCTGAGATTGCAGTTAGCAAGCTTGCAAACGGGACAGCACGTCAACTGCTGCAAACCGATACTGCTGGCAGCGGCGTTGAATTTACAAGCAACGTTGATGTCCCTGGAACGTTGGACGTTACGGGTGTTGCAACGTTCGACAGCACATCAACCTTTGCGGGTAACGCTACGTTTAATGGCAGCCTGATTTTTGAGGGTGCAACGCCTGACGCGCATGAATTGACGCTGAGTGTTGCTGATCCAGGTGCTGACGTTACGGTCACGATCCCAGCTTCAACTACAACGCTTGCTGGTCTTGCTGTTACTCAGAGCTTTACGAAAGCACAGCGTGGAACGCCTGTTGCATTGACCGATGCGGCAACGATTGCTGTTGACATGAGTTTGGGCAACAACTTTAGCGTCACGCTCGGGGGGTCAAGATCACTTGGCGACCCAACCAACGTGACTGCTGGTCAGTCCGGTGTGATTGTGATTACTCAGGATGGAACGGGAAGCAGGACGCTTGCTTATGCGGGCACGAAATATAAGTTTGCTGGTGGTACGGCACCAACGTTGACGACAACGGCTGCTGCTGTTGATGTATTGGCTTATTATTGCGAGAGCGCAACGCGCATCACGGTTACTTCGCTGCTGAACGTTTCATGA